ACGGCCAACTGGCGCTACTACGCCGCCGAAGTCCTCGACATCTGGCGACGCCGCTCCATGCGCCAAGCCGCCCTCGCCATGGCCGAAGCCGCCAACGACCCCGCCCTCACCACCGACGATGCGATGGAACGCTGCGAAGTCGCCCTCTACGGCCTCCGCGAGCAATCCACCAGGGAAAACCCCGTCTCGCATTGCAAAACCGCCGTCCTCGCCGCCGTGGATCACATCGAGAAAGTCTACGCCAACCGAGGCCAGACCGTCGGCCTCGCCACCGGCATTCACGATCTCGACCGTTCCACCGGAGGATTCCTCGGCGGGCAAATGATCATCATCGCCGCCCGCCCCGCCTGCGGCAAATCCGCCCTCGGGATGCAATTCGCCCTCCACGCCGCCATGGAGGCCGCCGTGCCCACCCTCGTCTTCAGTGTCGAAATGCCCAGCACCGAACTCATGGTCCGCGCCCTCTGCTCCGAAGCCGGGGTCGATCTCCAGCGCATCCGCGACGGCTTCCTCGGCACCGCCCAGCTCTCCGGAGTCGGAGCCGCCGCCGCCCGCGTCGCCCAAGCCAAACTCTACCTCGACGACACCCCCGGCCTCACCGTCGCCCAATTCCGCTCCCGCGCCCGCCGCGCCAAGACCCAGCACGGCCTCGGCCTCATCGTCGTCGATTACCTGCAATTCATGCACGGCAGCTCCAAGAGGGCAGGGGAGAGCCGCGCCCTCGAAGTCAGCGAGATCAGCAAAGCCATCAAGACCACCGCCAAGGAGTTAAACATCCCCATCATCGCCCTCGCCCAGCTCAACCGCGACGCCGATGAAGGCTCCAAGCCCAAGCTCTCCAACCTCCGCGAGTCCGGCAGCATCGAGCAAGACGCCGACACCGTTTTGTTGATTCATCGCCTCGACAAAAACAAAAAACGCGACGCCGACGACGAGCCCATGGATCACAACACCCTGCTCATCTTGGCAAAACAAAGAAACGGCCCCACCCCCGAGATCAAGCTGAACTTCATCGGCCAGCACACCGTCTTCCGCAATGTCACCGAAAAACAATACAGCAACAACCAGAACGAAAGGCAGAAATGAAAAATAAAACAACCGACTCCATCATCACCTGGTCGCCCGCCAAGCGCGGGCTGCCAGATAGCGACACCACCGTCCTCGTCCACCTCGCCGATGGCGAAGTCTGGACCGGCTTCCACGATGGCGAAGTCTGGCGATTCGTCTCCGGCGACCGCATCGAATCCCAAGTCGTCCACTGGGCACCATTCCCCGAACCACCCACCGCACCCACCAAATGACCCTCAACCACAAATCCACCCGCACGCTCACCGAGCACACCTACCGCCTCACCGACGACTCCGACCACAGCCTCGGAAACATCGTCATCACCTTCGAGAACGGCAGGTTTTTGAAATGCGACTTCCCATTTCGCGGCACCTACACCCGCGAGCAATGGGCCGTCCTCGCCGAGATCGAAGCCGAAATCCAGCGCCTCCACCTCGGCAAACAACCCATCGACCGCTTCTTCGATTTATGAGCCAATCCATCGACCCCTTGATCGCCTGTCCCGCCTGCCGCCGCGAGTGGCAGGACCACCCCGGCGTCGCGCATTGTTGCAAGCTCGCCACCGAGTTAGCCGCCAGCCTGCGCGACATCCTCACCTATGTCCGCGCCCCCGAATACTCCCGCGACATCACCGAGCAGGAAATCTTCTTCGACGCGGTGGAAAACGCCCGCCGCCTCGTCGTCAAAGCCGGGCATTTCCAAGACTATCCCCCCGAGCCTCATCCATGAAATTGACCACAGAGGACACAGAGGACACGGAGAGGAGGACACCAGAGACGGACGCCAAAGTTTCCGGACACATTGGATTCTATTCGTGTGCAACGGTTCCCGCTGAATTGTGCCGCCGCATGGAACGCGAGCGCGACAGGGCGCGGGACCAAGTGGAAGAACTTACAGCCGTTATCAAAGGGCTCCGCGCCATCATGCGCCAGGAGGCCGCTAAAGTTTCCGGACACATTGGATTCTATTCGTGTGCAACGGTTCCCGCTGAATTGTGCCGCCGCATGGAACGCGAGCGCGACGAGGCGCGGGACATTATCCGAAAGGCCATAATGAAATTTTTTGAAGACGATTCGGATGGGCGAATTGCTGCCGGAATGCTTGCGATACTTTGCAAAAAAGAGCCTGTCTCGCAATGACCTGCCCCACCTGCCAAGCCGATACGCGGGTTCTTTCTTGCCGCCCGGTAGGAGAGGAATTTGTGCGCCGCCGCCTGTGCGAGAACGGCCACCGGTTCAACACCTCCGAGACCCTGCGGCCCGGCCCGTTCCCCTGGCGACCAGCCAAAGTCAAGAAAACCCACAAACCCAAGCCCAAACCCAAGCCGCAAGCCACCCACTGGCTCGCCCGCATCGCCGCTTTCGTTTCCGCATGAACTCCCTCCGCGACTACCTCACCGCCCACCGGTTCGATCCCACCCACGCCCTCAATCTCCTGCAAGACCACGGCATCATCTCCGACGAATGCGTCACCCCCGAAGATGTCGGCGACGCCGGACGCGCCATCACCTGGTTAAGCCTCCGCGAATCCGAACTCCTCCCCGCCAAGCCATGAGCCCCTCCGCCGCTCATGCCATGTGTGGCTCCAAGACCCGCTACGCTCGCAAAGCCGATGCCGCCTATGCGCGGCATTATCGGCTCTACCGGGATACCCGCCGGAATAAACCCGATTTCCTCCGCATCTACCATTGCCCCGTCTGCAACGGCTGGCACCTCACCCGCAAACCCTAACTCCTCCTCCGTGCTTTCCGTGTCCTCCGTGGTTAAATCATGATCCCGCAAACCCCCAACCCCGTCATCCCCCCCATCGAAGTCGAAGGCCGCCGCGCCGATGGCAGCTTCGTCGTCCGCTACCGAGGCCAAAAGCTCGCCGCCACCGAGGCCCAACTGCTGGCCATCCACCGCGAGCGCGAAGAGCAGATCGCCCGCATGGTCGAAGACCCTTGGCGCTACGGCTGGCTGAACCCCGCCTGGCAGCGAGCCGATTCCGCCTACGACAGCCTCCGCGACAAATTCCCCAAAGGCGTCACCGAACTCCTGATCCTCGGCGGCAACCGCTCCGGCAAGTCCCGCTACTTCGCCCGCCGCGCCATGCAGCACCTCGTCGAGAAACCCGGCGCGAAAGTCTGGTGCCTCCAATCCACCGAAGCCGCCAGCATTCAAAACCAGCAGCCTTACCTGTGGGAGTATTTGCCGAAAGAATGGAAACCCAGCGCCAGCGGCAAACTCAAAAAAGGTGCCGTCGCCAACATCACCTACTCGCAGAAAGGCGGCTTCACCGAAAACAGCTTCGTCCTGCCGAATGGCTCCCAATGCTGGTTCAAGTTCTATTCGATGGATGTCACCTCCATCGAAGGCGCGGAGTTGAATTTCGTATGGGCCGACGAACTTGTCACCCCCGATTGGCTCGAAGCCCTGCGCTTCCGCTTGCTCACCCGCGACGGCGAGCTCGGCATCGGCTTCACGCCGGTCGAAGGCTACACAACGACGGTCAAAGAATACCTCGATGGCGCGAAGACCTTGGAAGAATGCCCCGCCCCGCTGCTTCCCCGCTACCGCGATGGCCACCTCCTCGGCGTCGAGACCGTCCCCCGCGTCCAGCAATGCACCCGCGAGAAAGCCCGCGTCGTGTATTTCCACACCGCCGACAACCCCTTCGGCAACCCCGAGGCCATGGAAACCGAACTCCGAGGCAGCAACCGCGAACGCATCCTCATGCGTGCCTACGGCGTCCCCACCAAAGCGCGGCTCTCCATGTTCCCGAAATTCCGCGAGAATGTGCATGTCGTCCCCCACGACAAAGTTCCCAAGGAGGGAACCGTCTTCCATTTCGTCGATCCCGGCGAAGGGAAAACTTGGGCCATGTTGTGGATTCGCTTCACCCCTGATGGCCGGTGCTGGATTTACCGCGAGTTCCCCGACCAGCTCGACTACATCGAAGGCGTCGGCTACCCCGGCCCGTGGGCCGAAGCCGATGGCAAGCTGCAAGACGGACGCCCCGGCCCCGCGCAAAAAGCCTGCGCCGGGTTTGGCTTCGAGGACTACAAGCGCCTCATCGAAGCCGCCGAGAAAGCCGACTCCGCCGAGCCCGCCGAGCGTTGGATGGATTCCCGCTACGGCAACACCCCCACCATGACGCATGAAGGCGTGCGCACCCTCATCGAGCAATGCAGCGAGCGCATCGGCCTCGACTTCCGCGCCACCAGCGGCCAAGCCATCGTCGAAGGCGTCACCCTCATCAACGACTGGCTCGCCTACAACGACGAAGCCCCTGTGGACGCCCTCAACTCCCCCCGGCTCTACATCAGCGAGCGTTGCCAAAACCTCATCTACGCCCTCAAGACCTGGACCGGCAGCGACGGCAAACGCGGTGCAACAAAAGACTGGATTGATATTTGTCGCTATATTGCGCTCTCCGGCGTCGAATACGAAGACCCCGCCTCCCTCCGCACCCGAGGAGGCGGCTGCTACTAAATCCTCCCTCCGTGTCCTCTGTGTCCTCTGTGGTCAATCCCCTCCCTTGACTCCCTCTCATAAAATCAAAGCATCCATGAAACTACTCCGCCGCCGCGATGTCATGGCCCGTCTGGGCGTTTCCGCAAAGCAAATCACCAAACTCATCGACTCCGGCATTCTCCGCCCCATTCGCCGCCAAGGAGCCCGCGCCTGGTATCGCGCCGCCGACCTCGAAAAACTCGCATGAGCATCAAACGCACCGACAACCACGGCAGCCTTTCCCGCAACAAGAAAAAGGAAAAGGAAACGCACCCCACGCACAAAGGCTCCTGCACCATTGAAGGCCGCGAGTATTGGATCAGCGCGTATGTGAACGAAAGCCGCGACAGCGGAGAAAAGTATTTCAAGCTCTACTTCGAGCCCAAGAAGCCCCGCGAGGATTCCGCCGCCGAGCCGCATTCCGCCTCGCTCCCCGAGTCTCCTGACATTCCCTTTTGATGAGCGCCGAAGACTTGCAAGCCGCCTGGTGCGTGCCGCCCGAGGAACTTTGGTTCCGCAGCGTCATCGCAAAAATCACCGACGCCATCGAGGACGCCGCCGAGATCACCTGTATGCCGCAGACCGCGCAGAACCCCGGCCTCCTCGCCCACAGCGCCGGTGGCCTCGAAGCCCTCCGCACCCTCCGCGAAGAAATCGAGCGCACCCGCTCCGAGGCTTTCCTGGCGAAGAAATAATCGTTTTCCCGACGCCTTAAATATAATTGTGCCGCCAACAAACTCAGCATTCATTTCTGATATTTCCTCTAATCCTAAAAACGGCAGTTGGCTGATAGCAATAGGCGCGGAAGCTGCTTGCCTGCGGGGTAATGGAAGCAGATTCAGCCGCTTTGAGTGCTCACCCAGCGGGTGAGGAAAAATACCCCTGCCATGCCCCCGCCCCGATGTCCGTTGACACCGGGGGCGGACGCTACCATGTCCATTGGGACGACACGGCCCCGATGACTCCTCTGGGCCAGTTGGTTTTCTTCGCCCAGTTTCTGCACGCCGGCGGGCGGTGGGTGGATTTTTGCAACGAGGCTCCCTTCGGGTTCACGAGTCCCAATGCCCCGTCCCACGAGGATGTTCTGGGCTCGCTCTTGCTCTCCATTTTGTGTGGCCACACCCGCTATGCCCATGTCAACGCCCTGCGCTTTGACACGGTCACTCCGCCGATGCTGGGCATGGGCAAGGTCGTCAGTGAGGATAGCGCGCGGCGCAACCTCAAGAAGCTCGATCAAATCGGAGCGCGCCGCTGGCAGGGCAAACACCTGCGCGCGACTTGGGAGCGTTTGCTCTGCGAGCCTTGGATGCTGGATATCGACACAACGGTGAAGACGGTCTTTGGCCGCCAGGAAGGGGCAGAGGTTGGCTACAACCCGCATAAACCCGGACGCCCCAGCCATGCCTACCACACTTATTGGATCGCGCGCCTGCGCCTGTGTTTGGATGTCGAGGTGCGGCCCGGAAATCAATCCTCCGCCTCCCACGGGATGCCCGGCTTGTGGGAGTTGATCGACTCCCTGCCTTCCACCCAACGCCCGCACGCCATCCGGGGCGATTGCAACTACGGCAGCGAAGGCGTCATGGCCGAATGTGAGGCGCGCAACATCCCGTATCTTTTCAAAATCCGCCAAACGGCAAAGGTCAAAACTCTGATCGACGCCTTGGAACAAAAAGGCGGATGGTTGGACTGTGGGCAGGGGTTTGAAGGCATCGAAGGCGAGTTGCGCCTGAGCGGATGGAGTCGCCAACGCCGTGTGATCGTGGCCCGACGCCGCATCCAAGCCGAAGGCGGCGAAGCGCAAAAAACCGCCCTCCCTCTGCTGACACAATGTGGCGAGCTCCCCATGGAACTCGTCTCCTACGACTACATCGTCTTGGTGACCACCATGCCCTACGAGGCCCCCGCCTTGGTCGCGCTCTACCGCGAACGGGGCGACGCCGAGAACCCCTTTGACGAACTCAAGAACCAGTGGGGTTGGGCCGGGTTCACCACCCAGGACCTCGACCGTTGCCAAGTCACCGCCCGCTTCATCGCCCAAATCTACAACTGGTGGAGCCTCTACGCGAGACTCGTGGATCGCCAAAGGCACCGGGAGGCGGTGACAACACGGCCCGAACTTCTCGGAGGCGTCGCCCGCCAAACCCGCCACGCCGGACAAACACGCATCAGCGTGAATCTCAGCCACGCCAAAAGCACCAAAATCAAAGCCCAACTCTCCGAAGCCAGCGCCTTCCTCCAAAGTCTGCTCACAACTGCGGAGCAGTTGACCAACCCTCAACGCTGGGAACGCATCCTTCTGCGCATTTTCGAAAATTTCATCTCCCAAAAAAACCTCCACGCCATCCTTCCGACTCCAGCTACAGGCTGATAAAGCTTTTTCAACCCTCAACTGCCGGATTTAGGCTAATGTTTTGTTCGGGATTCGTCCTTATCACGAAGAAGCCGCAGTAACGATTTATCATGGAGACTGCCTCCAGATTGTGCCGTTGCTTGGGCGCTTTGATCTGCTGCTAACTGATCCGCCATACGGGATCAATCGGAGTGGACAGCAAGCCACAAATTGCAAAAATCCAAAACACAACAGGAAAAAGCATGATGACTTAGGGTGGGACGCTGAAACGCCGGAAAAATGGGTTTTTGATATGCTTAGAAGTCATGCAAAAGATGCGATAATTTGGGGTGCAAATTATTTTCCGCAATGTTTTGAACCGCGCATGGGTTGGTTGGTGTGGGATAAAGGGCAAGATTTCAGCACATCAGATTGTGAGTTAGCGTTTGGAAGCTTCGACAAAGCATTGCGCCGTTTGGTTCTAAATCGCGGAGAAATTAACCGGGATGGATCACAGCACCCCACGCAAAAACCAGAAAAGCTAATCCGCTGGTGTATCGAGCAAGCAGGAAATGTTGAAACCATTCTTGACCCGTTTGCAGGCTCAGGAACCACTGGCAGAGCTGCAAAGGATCTTGGCAAACGCGCCGTATTGATCGAGCGCGAGGAGAGGTATTGCGAAATTGCCGCCCTCCGTCTCGCTCAAGAAGTGCTGCCATTGGATTAAGCGCACCCGCTCCGAGGCTTTCCAAAACAAATTTCGACAGGCAGACGCATAACACGGATGAGCGGTTAGGTTAGGGATTTCTAGCCACCGCCACATCGAGGTCGGGAGGCGTCCGTATGGGCGACCGCAACCTTAGAAACCCGGCGTTTGAAAAGGGAGCGCGCACCCGTCCCTGTCTTCTTCCCCTTCCTCTCCGTGCCCTCTGTGTCCTCTGTGGTTAATCTTTTCTGCAATCTTTTTAACCCCCGTTAGCACCCATTAGCACCCGTTAGCGCCCGTTGCGCCAGCACCCCCTTCCGCTCCCCGCATTTCGCAGGCATTTCCTTTCGCAAGCGAGGGCTGAACTGCTCGCCGCGAACTCCGTGGAAACCGTGCGGAGCCGCATAAAACCTCAGTTCTGACACCGCGACTTGGACGCACCACAAACCATGGACCAGACAGAATCATTCAGCATCGGCGAAGTCATCGACGCGCTGGGAGTCACACTCCCGACCGCAGATGAGACATCTCCGGCGGCCCCCGAGGC